ACGGACTTAGGACGTCCAGCACGTTCCAAGTGTCTCCCGTCGGCAAATGGCTGATTGCCGCGTTTTAGGAAGAACTTGAGCAGGGCTCCAGAGCCCTCCAAATGACTTGGAGGAGACTGGCCGACTACTACAGCTGCCTTGACAAGGGGCCGCTGTAGATTTGGACATTCCTTCTCCCCTTGTGGGGGAAGAAAAGAATGCCTGCCCAACCCTGGACTCGTTTCCTCTACTATTGGGAAGGGAATAACATTCCCCAGCAATAGATCGAGATGACGGCATACGCTCCAGTAACCAGCAAAATATAGCTGATTACGAAAAGCCACCGTCGAAACGACTTCAGGTACGTGCCTCCGTTGAGTAGGAAGCATATGACGAAGCCTAACGATACTAACGTCAGACCCGTCATAATACTCCTTACCACAAGACTCTCTGAACTTTCCAGTCCAGAAGGACTTGTTTCGATTAACAAGAAGACCAAAATCTTCAAGTTTTCGGACAACGGAATGCACAAATTCCACGGGGACGATGATATCGTCACCGTAGACGCGCACCTTACCAACCATCTTCGCAAGAAGTTGGCCAGTAACTGATGTGTTCAGCTCTTCTGCTATCGCCATAAAGACAATGGTAGTAAATACCATCGCCTCTACCGGAAAGCATAGAGCCGATCCCATAGACGCAAACTTGGCAAGGCGTAAAACGCCGAAACCAGGTACGTCAGCCTTCCGGGACCTGCAAGCATCGACAGCATCATTCAGATGTTGCCAATTGCCAAACATGTTCCGTACGAGCTGATTGGAAACACGATCGGATGCTTCGCTCAAATCGAGCGTTGCCAAGGACCCATCTCTGGATCCAATTTCAGCCATCCTCTGATTAGGAGTTTGGTCTGAAAATCCGATAAGATTAGAAAGGGTGTCATCTCTTTCTATTCTTTCAACGATCACCTCCATCAAACCTTGCTGCACATATTGCATGGCAGTAGGCTCAATGGCGATGATCCGAGGTGTTTTCAACGTTTTAGGAACAGCGACGACTTTAACAGGCGTCTCCGATCCAGGATCAAGCATGTCAATCTCGGTTCCCTCTAAAAAGTGGGATACGCTTGGAAACAAAAATTCCGCATGCGGAAAATAGTATTCTAAGCGCTCCGGCCAAGATGTCTGTTGATATTTGGCGTTTCCGTCCAATCTATCAGCAGTCTTGCCCGGACCGTGCTTTGGAACGATGGCCCCGTCATAGACCTTTCGATCTATGAAGGAAAACAGCGATCCAAAGATGGTTGATGCAGCAAGTCTAAATGAGGTGTAATCCTCGTCTGTCATTGCTGCATCGACCTCTCTGACATGCTTTTCGCAATCGACAAACTTACGAAAAGCTGCCTTAACCCTTGTATCGCTACAAGGGAGATTCACTTTACCGAACAGCAGAGAGATCTGCCGAAGGGAGTGAATGGCATCAATCGACGGTTCGTCGACGAGCACACCAGTGTACGTGTTGAAGATTTGACTAGTGAAACCTGAGAATAATCTCGGGAGACACCCCCTCTTTGCATAACCAACAAAGAGGGTAGAGTCTACCTTACCTCTTGCTAGACCTTTTTGGAGGTCATCACAAAAGGAAGGTAAGGCTATCGTTAAAAACGAAAGCCCTTCAGCTTCAACACGCTCCGTGATATATTTAAAATCACGGATGGTGCTTGTGCAACATCTATTCCCGGATTCCTCCAGGAATAACTTCAAAAGCAGCATATGGCTTTTCATCCATTCCTCCTAAAAGAGGTGTAGTGAATCCATTGCCATAGCCTGCTAATCCTACTATGTCAGTTCTCGCCACCCAGAAGCTGGGTAACGCGAGCACCAGAAGATGCAGTAAGGTAGGCGGTAAGACCGTCTACGATCTGCTTCTGCTCGGCAACACTGTAGCCAGCGACTGGCACGTCCACCACGATGTAAGTACTCATCGTGAAGAGCGTGTTCGTCGACGGCATCAGCGGGTCGGCAGCAATCTTCTTGTGGTCAAGGCGGATGGTGCGACGGACCCTCTTACCGTAAGAGGAACCGACGCTGAGCTTGATCGTGGAGTCGTCCTTCTGGAAGGCCCCACTATCAATACCGCTCGAAATACGCGGAAGCGTATTTGCCACCGCATTGATCGTAACTGACTGAGGATCGGCAAAAGCCATGACTATCTGTCCTTTGAAGGGTTGTTAACCAACCTACACTGGATTGCATAGGGTGGCTTGGTCTCGGGAACTAAAAGTCCCGATACTGCGTACCGCTCTTAGTCATACCAAGAGCGGTGATGGTGGCAATTTGTCTCGGTGTTAACGAGTCAAAAGTGACACCAAACCCATAAGGCGACGCCCCACATCGCTTCTTCACCGTTGTGGTGAAGGATTGCATGTATTGACGCTGTCCATAAGTGCGATACTTTTGGAAAGCATCAAGACGCTTACGCTTGGATTTAGTTTCCATGATGTAAGCGTAGGGCATCACTAGGCCGTCGGCAGCAAATGCAGAGACGTTATGAATAACGTCACCTGTATTTGCGTACCAATCGGCGGCCCAGGTCCAGGGTGCAAGGTCCCAAAGGACCTCAGGGGTAAAACGAGTGCCGTACAAGTGATTGGACAGCTGCTCGTTTCGCTTCAAATTACTATCATTCCCATTATATGGGGGTAGATAATAAGTGAAGCAACCACTGAACCAGATACGGCGACTTGTTGTCTCCGTAACTAGTTTGTACCCTAGTCCGTCGTATGCCGCTGCAGCGTACGAACCGGTGAATCCAGGAGACGGAACAGTGTTCGTCTCTTTGTATTCAACAGTCGTATTCTCCACCGGCAACTCGACGCGACGCTTCAACCGCTTTCCTGAATTAGCTTCGTACTTTTTGATCAGAGCATCTTGCTCCTTCACAGAACGTACAAACTTCTTCAGGTCATTGACGAGGGGGAGCCAACCAAATGTCGCGTTCAAGTACTCACTACCCGCTGAGCGGGCAAGTGAGGCTCGACCACGAAAAAAGTCGGTTCCCACGAGAGACGGTATTCCTTCTCTCGCCTCACCAAGTGCGGTTGCAGCACCCGCCAAGGGATTAGTCGGGATCACATTCGCAATGATCTTAGTAGCAATTGCTCCGAGTTCGGAGCAACTGGTACTAGTCACAGTGGGAAAGTTTGATCCAGACACTACATTAGTTGCTGCAAACTGCTTATAAAGCTTAGCAGTAGCAGTACCAGTGTAGAATTGCATGACGCCGTTATTACTAGCGGCTTCTGCGTAATCCCTCTTGGTGACCTGGAAAGTACCACCAATGTTGCCAGTCGTTTTCCCGAGTTGGGAAACCTTGTGGCCATCGGTGATTTCCAAGTCTTGCCAGGCGTAGCCCTGGCCCCAAATCTGAGCAGAAGGTCCGTTGGGATAATTCTCATTAGCCCAACGTTCCTGATGTAATCCGTAAGGAATTACATCAACTTTCTGTGATCTGGGACCAGGCATCGGTACTCCTTATGGGATGAAGTCATCTACCATGCGCTTTAGGCGTTTAGGTAGATGGATGTTGTGCATTTAAGCACTGGGAGCCCCTTACGGGGC